CGCTACAAATAGATATGGTTTAGGTGTTAGTAATTCATTATTTGAAATTATTTCAGGAGATGGCGGGGCAATAGGATTTTTTACTAATGGTGCAAATGAACGTATGCGGATTACTAGCGGGGGTAATGTCCTAATAGGCACCACAACGGATGCTACAGGTAAATTACAAGTAAATGGTAGTGTTTATGCCACCTCATTTTTCGAGTCAAGTTCGGTAGCCTTTAAAAACATACTAGCAACTAACCCTTTAACATCATTAAATGTTGATGTGATTAAGTATAAGAGGACTAATGTTGATGTGGATGATGTGCGTTATGGTTACTCAGCAGAACAGATTAATTCATTAATGCCTGAGCTAACTAATAAAGAAGCAACTGCTGTTAAGTATTTAGACGTGCATACGCTTCTTATAGCTGAACTTCAGCGAGAGATTAAGGAATTAAAAGCTAAACTAAACTAATATGTCTTGGGCAGGAATAGCAAGTAACCAAACAGTGAGTTGGGCGAATCTTCAGGATGCGGTAAATAATAATGTGTTTATACAGATTGGATTAATACCACCTTCGGGAATACCTAGCAATAGAGAGATAACTAAACTTGGAGCAATAACTACAGTTGATGTTCAAGCGGCTCCTTTAGCAGGTACAGCTGATAATCAATTAGTTGTTAAGAGCGAGTTGGTAGCTACAGTATATACATACTATCAGCTCAATCATTGTTCAGGTGGTGCGGCTGCGTGGACAAAAATTACACCTGTACTAGGAACAGGTCAACGATATATATTACCTAGTGGTAGTCCTGTATTCTATTATTACAATGGAATTAATCAGACAACTTTGCCTGCAGGATATAACGGCTCTATACAAATTGTAGCAGGGCAAACGTATTGTCCGTAATAATTAGTAATTTTTAAAAAAATATATAAATGAAGAATATCGAAGCAGTCTCAATTTGGGACAATGGAACAGTACAACAAGCAACAATACTTAACTCATATGCAGTTAATGTAACGCTAAACACATCCGCTACCTTTTGGTACGGTTTATTTTCTACAACAGAAGATGGCAATCAAGGTGCACAATTAGCACAAGGTAACTTGTCAATGACAGGAGAGGCTTATGCTGAGTGGCAGAGCGATACGTTTGCGTGGGAGTGGATAGCAGAGCAATTGAATTTAACTATCACAGGAGACTTCATTCCTCCCGTTCCTGTTGAGCCTACGCCTGAGCCTATTGTAACAGAAGAACCAATTGTGTAACTTTACGAAACTTAATTTAATCCAATCAATATGAGCACAAAAACGTACAAAGATTTAACAATCTTAATTGCAAGCATTAACGCAGTTCTTGGTAAACAAGAGACTAAGACACAAAAGAAGCTATTTAAAATCTACGAGAAGCTAAAGCCTCATCACGAGGAATTTCAATCTCAGTTTGAAGAACTTCGTTTAGATAACGCAGCTACTAATGCTGATGGCATCTTACTTCTTGATGACAAGAAAGAATACCAATTCAACAAGGATGGTATTAAGAAACTTTCTAAAGACATTCAAGCATTGAACGAGAAGTCATTTGAGTTTACTCCTGTTCAGATTATCAATCCAAATGGCTTAGACACATTTACATTCTTAGAAGGATGGGTTGAAGGTATTGAGTTTGCTGAAACTGAGCAAGAAGAAGAGGAAGAACTATAATGGACATTCGTAAAATATCTATAGGACCTGATTACAAGGGTGGTGCTATGCACTACATCGTTGGTCAAAAGGTGCTTGGAGATTCAAACGAAATTGAATTGATTCGGGTTAATCCCGATAAGCAATCAGTTCAGATTTTCATTATAAACGAAAAGAAAGAGGTGGTACTTTGGAAAGAGTTCACCTCTACTATTCCTATCTCAATTGAGTATAACATCAATATCTAATGCAATCTCCATTTTACTTTATAGTTAAACCTAATAAAGGAAAGAGATACGATAACACTAAACAAATAGCAGGAATTGAATTTATAGTTAGTACCTCTGAGGAAGACTATAAGTTTGCTAATCGTTTGGCTGAAGTCATTCAAGTTCCATTAGGCTACAAGGGTCCTATTCAAATAGGGGACACTTTACTTGTGCATCACAATGCATTTAAGTTCTACAATGATATGAAGGGTCGTCAAAAAAGTGGCAAGAGCTTCTTTAGAGACGACTTGTTCTTTATTGAAACTGAGCAATTCTTTCTTTACAAGCAAAACAACAGGTGGAAGTCATATGACCGGTATTGCTTTGTAAAACCAATTCCTGCAACTGAGAGCTATATTAAGAAGCCATTTTCTGAGGAGCCTTTAATGGCAGAGATGAAGTACCCTAATGAGTATTTGCTTTCTCAAGGAATCAAACAAGGAGATTTAGTTTGCTTTGCTCCCGATAGTGAGTATGAGTTTACAATTGATGATGAAAAGCTATATCGTATGTACGACCATCAAATCACAATTAAGCTATGATAAATATAGTTGACAATTTCTTAGATAATAATACACACGAGATTGTTTCGTATATGCTGTCTAGTAACAGTTTCAAAGAAGTAGAAGTCGGAGATAAGAAGTTTTGGGTACAGTATAGTGATGCTGATTTTGATAATTTAATTTTACGCAAGCTAAGTGCTATTGATGGTGTACCAAGAGAATCGCTTCTTGCATTTTTTCGTGTAGCTACGCAGGAACTTGATACCGATTGGCGTATTCACGCTGACTCAAAGGTTGGCGATATTCGTCCCGAACGAGCATTGGTATTATACATCTCAGAGTCTTCAATGCAAGGATTACACGGTACTGCTTTTTGGAAACATAAGAAGCTAGGGTATCAGATGCCAATTGACATACCTAATCAGGAGTCAGATAGAATGTTAATGCAGGAAGCAAATGACTTATCTAATTGGGAACTGCACTCAGTAGTTGGATATAAACCAAACAGGGCTGTTATGTATCCTTCTAATTACTTTCATAGCAAGTATCCTAACGTAGGGTGGAAAGAAGGCAGGATGGTTTATGTAATGTTTTATCGCTAACTTTAAAAAACAAGCAATGAATATAATACAAGTAGATTTTCCTTTAAGTCAGTATTTTCAAGAAGAGCACACTAAGACTCAAGTTTTCTTGCATCATACTGCCGGCAATCCTAATGGGGTTGGCACGTTTGGTTGGTGGTCATCTAATAAAGATAGAATTGCTACGTGCGTAGCTATTTCAGGTAAGGGTAGTGGAGCAGTTGATGGTCAAATTATACAAGGATTTAGTTCTAAGTATTGGGCATATCATTTGGGATTACAGAAAAGTACTTTCAGTAGTCGTAAGATTGCCTATAAGTCATTAGATAAAAACAGCATAGGAATTGAAATATGCAATTGGGGTAATCTAAAAGAATTTAATGGCAAGTTTTTTAATTACGTAGGTAAAGAAATGAGCGATGGCATTATAAAATTAGATAAGCCATACAAGGGCACAACTTATTTTCACGACTATACAGATGCTCAAATAGAGTCAGTTAGAGAGCTTCTTTTACTTTGGAATAAAAAGTATGGTATTCCATTAGATTATAATGAAGATATTTGGGATGTTTCATCAAGAGCATTGAAAGGAGAAGCAGGTATATTTACCCATAACTCTGTGCGTAAAGATAAGATTGATATATATCCTCATCCAAAAATGATTGATATGTTAAAGAGTTTGAAATGAAAGATATAAAACTTCGTATTATTAAAGCCGGACACGTAGCTGTTCAAGAACTCATTAAAGTAGCTGAGGAGTCAATTCTAAAGCAAGGCGAAGATGGGGATGACTTAGCAGCAGATAAATTAAAGAATGCGGCAATGACTAAGAAGTTAGCTATATTTGATGCCTTTGAGATATTAAATAGAATTGAGGCAGAAAGAGAAGCACTAGATGCTATTGAAAGAGGAGTAAGTAGAACAGATACTAAACAAGGTTTTGCAGAGAGAAGGTCTAAATAGTGTATTATACAGGGAGGTCGCAGACTATATTCCTAACTATGTTATCTCTAATAAGAATAGAGTTAACTCGTGGGAATATGGATATAATGACCAATACGATGTAGTTATTATTTCTAAGACAGGTCAGATAGGTAAAGTAGTTGACATAAGTGGACTCAAGGTCGCTTTGCCACTAGAACCTAAAAAGTGTTTTCAAAGACACACATCATCAGTCGAGCAGTATTGGGAACGGCAAGAGCTACCCAAAGACTTGCAAAAAATACCAACCATATTTCAATGGAATAATAAACCCAAAGAGTTTAAAGACAAATGGGTTGACTATGTTGAGCAAGAGTTTGACTTTCGTGAGAATGGCTTTTGGTTTAAAAATAATGGAGTACCAACTTACATAACCGGTTCTCATTATATGTATTTGCAATGGGCAAGTATTGACATTGGTTATCCTGACTTCAGAGAAGCTAATAGAATCTATTGGATTTTTTGGGAAGCCTGTAAAGCTGACGTTCGTTCTTTTGGTATGATATACCTAAAGATTAGACGCTCAGGTTTCTCGTTTATGTCAGCATCTGAGTGCGTTAACATTGGAACGCTTGCCCGTGATGCTCGTGTGGGTATTCTATCTAAGACCGGAGGAGATGCTAAGAAAATGTTTACTGATAAGGTTGTACCTATTAATGTGAGACTTCCATTCTTTTTCAAGCCGGTAATGGATGGTATGGATAAACCAAAGACTGAGTTAGCCTTTAGGGTTCCTGCAGCCAAGATTACTAAGAAGAATATGTACGACACCGATGACACAGAAGTCGATGGATTGGATACATCAATCGATTGGAAGAACACAGAGGACAACTCTTATGATGGAGAAAAGCTATTATTCTTG